TCCAGTCTAAGTTTAAATAAGATAAATCACCATTAATAGATAATTCATCTTTGTATTTTTGTATAGACTGCTCTCCTCTTGCGTATAATCTTAACCTGTGAAAGTCGTTGCTATTGTTTCTATATTTATTAGACATTTTGTCAGAGTAAAACCACTCTTGTTCTATAGCCTTACCGACTTTTAAGCCGTAGTCGTAGCTTAGCTTTTCAGCATCGCTTACAGTTTGACTTGGAAAATAACTCTTTATAACAGACTCTGCCATACTTTTATTTTATTATTTTAGATGTACCACCAGTGTTTGTGTACCGTGATATGTTTATGTTTAATTTTGGTCTTTGTACTTCAGCGTTTGGTCTATATAAATGTCTATTGCAAGCCATAACAGCTAGCCCTGAACTTATTGCAGCATCAAATTTTGTTCGTTTATTAATATCAAACTTACTCCACTCGTTTAACGTTTGATTAAAATATACGTTACCATAATTGCCGTCACCTAAGTGACCAACGTGATTTTGTATATACATTTCTATAGCAGCCGCGTGAGCTTGCTTTATATCTTCACTAGAGTTTGGTATACCACCAACCTCTTTTTCTGCAACAGATAATTTATTCCAAACCTTGTCAGGTCTATTCATGCTGAAACCTCTATAACCTCTACGTTTTAAATAGTAAAGTAATCTAGGTTTATTATTCTCTGCTAGTATTGGCATACCGTAAAATACTAATGCCATCAATACGTCTTCAAAAAATATTTCAGCGGTTTGTGGTCTTGCAATATACTCTAAGAACATATGATTAGGTGGCGCATCTTCCATGCTAAACTTAGTCAAGCCGTGCAAAGCACCTTTAGATCCTCTACCATCAACTGTCCCGCTAATATCGTAGCTATCACATCCAAATGCACCCATGTGCTCATTACCTGGATATTTAACTCCGTTCTTTGTTATTACTTTATTCTGAAGGTTGTGAGGTGGCGTCCAACTAATATTGAATCTTCCTTTTGGATCAGGATAGAAAACTACCTTAGAATCCTTAACACCACTCTCCCATTGAAAATTACCCGTATTAACTGCAGAGCTATTTCTTATTCCTTCATTATAATCTATTTGCTCGTATATTTTAACTAAATTAAATATACTGTTTTTTGCTTCATCTCTGAAGGCGTGTTCTGTTGTTCTAGGAAACTGACGATAAAATTCGTTTAAACCATCTTGATCTCCTTTTAATCCTTCAGCTTCGTTTTCCCAGTGCTCAATGATACCTATATCAATCAGTTCACCATCTGGTCCGAATACATCATTATCTGGACTATCGAATACTGGTTGTCCGTATTGGTCAATAAATCCTTCGTAGTTCCACTCCATTGGGATAAACAAAGAATATAAACCAGACTTTGTTTGTCCATTTCTATTTCTGCTAGTAACGTCTGAATCATTGTAGAGTTTTTTAAAATTATCTCCTCCTTTATCTAAAGCGTTTGATGTTGATCCCATCATACACTTACCAACTATTCTAGCACCTAACCTTAAGCATGTTTTTGTAACTCGCCAGTTGTTAAGTATGTTATCAGGTCTTTCCCACTTGCCGCTTTCGTCGTGTACTAACAGGTTAAGCTTTTCACCATCATAACTGTTATCACCAGTGTTCTTCCAGTCAATCGTGGTATCTAGACCTTTTATTTCTTCTAACCTTTCGTTTATCTCTATTTTCTTACGAGTAAACTTACTCGCTGGCACACGATATGCTAGCTCAGACTTAGGCCTGTCCATACCATCTTGTATTGGCTTAAAGAAAAAAGGATAGTTTATAGATATAGGCACAACCTTATCAGTAAACATCTTCTTTGCATCGGAACCGCTTTTAGATAGTATCCCATATCTACTATCACTTGATATTGTAGCTAAATTAACGGTCTCAGCTGAACTCATAAAAGAAAAGCCAGAACGCCTATTCTTAAGGTAACACATACCGTAGCATCGTTTATCAGCTTTACAAGCTTCCCAAAATATAAAAAATAATCTATTTGCTTCGCGAAAGTCAGGAGCACCAACGTCTATCTTGCTCCACTGAAGATACATATAGTGTGTACCTGTTATGAACGTAGGCGTTCCATTATTATTAAACCAAAAACCACTGCTACGCCTATCGAACTCTCGGTCAATGTAGTCGTACCATTGTTCTTTTTGATCTTCCGGATACGCTTTCCAATCAAATATTGTTTTAATCTTATCAAGTACTTTAGGCTTTTTAAGTTGTTTCCACTTTTTATCTTCATTACTATATACTTCTTTAGGAACTTTAGGTAAAGCTATATGAAGGTTTTCTATTTCATATATTTCGCCAATTTGACCACTGTTAGAAAGCACAACAACATCATGCTCTTTATTGTAGCCATACTCCCACTTCTTGCCTTTGTTGAGTCTACTTATTGTAGTCTTTTTTATTGGCTCTACTATTTTGAATAAAGTCTGTTCGTGCATTATTTAGATCTACCTTCAGCAAAGCCTTTAAAAACTTTTTCTTTCTTTTCAATAACTTTACCCTCTAGTAAAGCTTCTTCTTCTTGTATACGGTTAAGTATTTCAAAAGCATCAAATATAGCTAGCTTTTTTGTAGCGGCAGCATTTTTAAGTCTATCCGCGGTAATATCATCGTCACCGTCAACAATAGCTTCTTTTGCAACTTTTATAAGCTCTTCAACTGCTCTATGCCCAGCTTGGATTATACTCTTCTTCGTCTCCTTGATATTCATATTTAATTGTAATAAAGTTTGACAATATTCTATATAGCCTTTCACCTTCAATAACAAACTCATATTCGCTACTTGGTCTAAAACCAACTAAATCACCTACGTCTACAGTTTTATCAGAATACTTGACGATACCAACTAAAGGTCTTTCTGAGTCAGTATTAAACTGATCAACAGCTTTGACAGGCTTAACAAAGCAATAACCATTAGGTGCTTGCCATTTGTTTTTATTTTTATATAGAAATATTTGATCTGTAGATATTAGATACGTGTTTTCGTTAAAGTAAGCTTTACTGTTTCTTTCTCTACCTTTTACGTCGTGCCATCGTCTAAAAACGTTGTGGTGCACTATAACTTCATCGCCAGGCTTTATATCAGTTTCACCTACTGTAGGCGTAGATATAACTCTAGCTATACGATTTACGTGTTGGTGGTTAAATACTTCAGTGTTTATGATTAACTCAGAGTCACCTACTTTTTTAGTGTTGTTGTATCTTTGTCCAACAGGTGTTACAACAAAGTTGTAAACGCTCTTCATTAGTATTGTAGATTATACTCTACAGAAACAGCCATGTTTTTATTGAAGTCTTTCCAAGGTAAAACATCATTGTCTTTTTTAATGTAAACAGAGAACTTATTTTCTTCTTCTATAATATCGCAAATAGTATGACCACCATACACTTCTTGCCCTACGGCATAGTGCATGGCGTCATTCTTATAGTCTTTGCCAATACTAATCTTTCTTATCAGCTTCGACATTTTCTCTTCTATTTATAGTTCCGTCTTGAATATTTATATCACCTGAGCCGTATTCTTTTTCAAGCTCTGCTTGCATTACAGTGAGTTGCTCTTGAATATTAGCTACTTGGTGAAGTAAAGAGTGCTTCTTAGTTTCCATCATACCTAACTCTAGCTGAGCTCTGTTTATTGCGTTTACAATATTTTGAACTTTTTGCAGCTGCTCATCTGTAATTTTTTCTGCCTTAGGTTTAAGGTCTACGATTTTCTCTGCTTTTGCAGTCTTTCTTTTTGCCATGATTTAATTTAATTTAATTGTTAATTGTTAATTATTTATATGCTTGGGTGCTTAGCACTTATGTAATTTCCTATCTCTTTGATTTGATTTTCAGATAAAACCTCACTATACACTAGCAGCTCGTAGAGAGTCATGTTTCCTTGCAATGCATTTGAACCTGCAGATGCACCTCCCATGTGGCCACCTATCTGTGCTATTACAAAATCTATATCTTCGTCAAAATCAGTGCTTGATCCTTCTTCTGCAAAACTATCTTGAAATATACTAAACATTTTAACTGTAGCGCTTGCTCCAGCAGATTTAGTTAAAAAGAATCTGTGAGGATTAAATATTTCGTTACCTTCGCCAAGAGCGGCGCTTGCTGAGTCTGATAGATTAGATCCACTAGCGCTGCTATCAGCTCTTAATTCAAATCTTGTGTTAGATTCACCGTCTTCACCTGCAACGAATAAGTGTGAGTGATTGTTCGCATCAACATTACTTCCTACTATATTTGAAACTTCTTGAGATTGTTGTCCAGGACTTGCTACTTGCATAGCAGCTACTATTGTAAAGCCATCTGTTAAAGTAATATTAGAATCAAGTGATAACACAGGCACCGCACTTCCAGAACTTTTAAATCCAAAAGTAACTGTATTATTAGTATTGTGCACTGGCTTATTAGCGTCAGTACTTTGACGAACAGTTATAGTACTACCTGCAGCTAAATTTTCCATTGCGCTAACTAATAATTCGCCACCAATAGTAGAAGACGTAACGTTATGGCCAGATATATGAAGAACTTTAGAAGCTAAATCAATAACTGATTGTGTTTTTGTGGCGCTTGTTATGCTGTTACCTAGTCCTAGCATTATTTTCCAAAGTAACAGATTATACCTCCATCGGAGTCTGCAGCGTTTAAAGTTACTGAAGTCCATCTTCCGTAAATAGTTAATCCTCTTGGAAAAATTTGAGTAGAGCTTACAACATCAGCACCACTAGCTCCATTTCCAGCAACAGCCGCGGCGGCTCCAAAAAAAGCAGCATCGTTACCTTGAGCTGTGTCAGCTACTAAACCTGCTAAATTAGTATCAGCTAAAAATTGTATAGCTACTATTACTTTTCCTGTTGGAGGAGTAAAAGCGCCTGTAGTATCTACAAATCCACTACCTAGTTGTCCAAAAGCGTAAGCTGTGTCTGTTGAATTAATTCCCATTTTATTTTGTTTTTTCGTTTTTATTTGAACTTCCACCGAAGAAGAAGTCTATTATTGTATTTACCTTGGCACTCATAGCACCAAATATTGTTGATATAAAGCTAATTTCAAATTCGCCTAGCTCTAAGCTTTTAGTAACAAAGTAATTAAACATTACAAATGTAATGCCAAAGTATGCTACTGTAAATAAAGTTGCTAAAACCTTTTGGATAATAGCATCGTCTTTGTACATTTCACGCGCAGACTTTCTGTCCTCAACTTCTTTAGCAAAAGCTTCACGCTCTGCTTCTAACATTACAGATTTAATAGCCAACTTAGCTTCGTCACGCTCTTTGTCTGTAGTTATTACCTTGTCTAAAATTCCTTCTGCATTATCTAGTACTTTACCAAATAATCCTCCTAAAACATTTTGTATCATATAGCTGTTTCTTCTCCGTTGTTAGCATCATCTTCCCATGGAAAGCCAGTATCTCCAGCTTCTTTCCATTGTCCGTCGACTCTAATCATATCTTTGCCGTCAATAGTTTCTCTTTCAAACTTATCACCGTTGTACATGATGTAATCATCTGTATAAGATAACTTACCTACTTTCATGTCTGTAGCATGACGCATCTCGTGATTTATTACTTGTCTTTCTTCAAAGCTTCCAGGAATTAGTTGATCACTTATAAATATTGATCCGTCCATATTAGCTTCACCCATAACTCCTGGGTCTAGACTTTTTCTAATAACAGGTGTTCCAGGTACAGATACATCAGCATCTCCAGATTCTTTGCCAAACCTCATTTTAGTTCTTATTTCTCCTTGCGAAGCAATTGGCGTTCTACCTTTACCTAGTTTAAATCCCATTATCTATCTGTATCTTTTATCATATCATCAATAGCCTTATTAAAGACTTTGTCAGTATATGTTTCATTATTGTAGAATACGCTTCGTTCTGACGTTGGTAAATCTTCTTCACCTAATAGCACCCTGTATATTCTACTTATTAATTGGCTACATTTAAACGACGTTTTAAATATAGAATACTTAATTGTTGTTCTATTTCTGTGTCTCCACACTTCAATCCAGCCTAACTTTCTTAACTTGTCCCACCGAGTTTTATCCCAGCTCATGGTGTAAGTACCATCAATAAATTCTTGTCTTGTAAACCGTTTTTGACAATCTAAAAATATTAGAAGTTCAAGATCGGCATCTGTTAACCCGTAAGTCTTACAAGCCCACTTTCTAGTGAGCCTGTAATACTTTAGGATTTGTAATTCACGTAAATCGTGACTAGTT